CGTTCCAGCCGTGCCTTGATTGCTTCATCGAACTGTTCCTGCGTTTCGATGATCTTAAAATCTGCCATCTTGTTTCCTTTCCCCACTTTCCGGGTGGTATCCGTAATTTATTCACTAAAAAAGCAGCCTTTCAGCCGCCTCTTAGTATCTGATCTTTTGTTTTTTCTTTGCCTTAGTCTCGCTGCATATCCAATGCGCCAGGATGATGCTGTCGAGGATCGCGACGTCCGCTCCATCTAACAGGGACCGATATCCAAATCCTCCGTTGCTGCCGATTGCTCTCTTTTCGCAGTTGCTCACGACCTGCGTGACCGCAGACTGCTGCATGTGGACCAGTGTTGCCTGGGCAACTGCCTGCTCGAACATGGCGTTTGACTTGATGACCTCTGACACCGTTGGAACGATCGGCGCATGAAGTTTTGCGATCTTCATTGCATCCAGCATGATGCCAGTCCCGTTCTTCCCGTCCACGACTACCTTTTGCAGGTCAGCCTTCTCAAGGAAATCCAGGATCCAGGCTACGCCTTCACGGATAGAACGGCAGCCGATTGTTTCAACAAAGATATGGTCATCTGCGGTCCTTACCGCGATCGACAGCGCTACATTGGTCCCGTCATGCCCGAATTTGATGCCGGCAAACAACTGGCCTTTCAGATCCGGCAGCGTCTCCGCCTGAAGTGCTTCCCATTCATTTCGGGAAATAGCACTCTTCTGGTTGTATCGGATCCACAGCCCCAGCCTCTGAATGTTGAAGTCTGTTTTGTCTTCACCGATCTCGGATCTGATCGTCCGCTCCTTGAGGATCGTTCCCAGTGAAGGATTCGTCTCATACCAGGCATCGATGTTGTTTGGATCCGTCATCTGATCAACAGACCACTCTGCCCATCCAGCCTCATAGCCCTCACCATGCAGCACAGTCTTCCGAAAAGACGGAAATACAGTGCCGGCACTGATGGCCGTCGGCGGAGTGCCCAGCATGATGGTCTGAGGATTGGCAGAGTCAGTGACAACATACTTCAACGCCGTTTCCTGCTCCGGTGTATATTCCTGAGCTTCGTCGATGATCAGAAGATCGTATCCTTCACCAAGTCCGCCGGTTGATGTCCGCGTCCTAAACTCTATGACCGCATCATTGTCGCAATATAGATGCTCTTTGCCAAATGCCCGAAACGAAGAAACCACTGCAATGTCTGTTTTTGTGCAGAGCCTGCCGAGGCGTTCCCAAACCGCATGTGACGTTGACGCACGATGCGCTGTATATAAAATACGCTCTCCGTTCTTCAACCCCCACAGGCAACGCATCAGGATATTTTCGGACTTGCCATTTCGGCGCGGGATGGAATACCCAAACTTTTGGTGTACCCAGAACCCTTCCTCATTGACAGCCATGATGTCATAGCAAAGTGCTTCCTGCCACTCCAGAGCATCTTTTTCTGTTGCATTGTACAACTCAATAGCCTCAGGCCCTTTCGTGTCGGAATAAGGCAATATTACGGACACCGTCGGGGATTGTCTTCCCTGTCTGGTATCCATCTTTTACCTCCAAAGAGTATGGTTTATCATATGCTCCGCTTCATACCCTCAATGGCATCAACCTCCCTGCATTAAAAAACCGCCCCGGAGGACGGCTTTAAACTATCATCAAAATGCTTGCCAGTTTTGCAATAATATCTACCGCTTCTTTCAGACTATCACCTACGACTTTCATTCGATTATTCTCTTTGGGATATCGAGCGCCCTCGGCCGTTATTTTTGCCTCCTTGATATCGGATGCCAGTATTACATCACCGCCCCATGCACGGGAAAATGTAAGCCCTTTGATCAACCTTTCGCCTTGCATCATTTCAAGAACCTCGGCAAAATATGTTTCGCTTATAACATCTTTCCGAACTGCCGCCTGAAACGTGACATCCTCAAACATTATCTCTCGTTTCAGGCAACCATAAAGATACACCAGTACCCGATATACGATTACATCATAATCATCTTTCGCCATTATCTGCCTCCAGAAGATTACCATAATCAGAGAAGTAGATCAGATCATAAAGCATATATAGTTTTCGGCCATATTCATTGCATTGATCCTGGTTTGAGTCCATACCATAAGCAACTATATTCATATCAAAAATTACATCAAAGAATTCGTCGCTACTTTCAAAAATGCAGTTTTCATCATCAAATGACACATTAACATCCATTAAGGAATAATCCATATTCCTCAACAACTCATACCATTCCCGATTTAATTTTTTTCTGATTTTTTTCTTTTCCATGTGTCACCTTGGATTACACTGAATAAGATTTCCGGTTTCAGGATTCAATGATACTTTGCATTTTTCCCCTATGAACACCTGTGACGGCCCATTTTCATTTATAATTATTGGTGACGGGGTGCCGTGAAGCAAAGCTTGACTAATATCATCAACAGCAACACCAGACCGACTTATCACCCTAAGCTGCGAATTAAAAATTGCAGGATCTTTTGCCGTTCCAAGCACCCTTTGCATAAAATGTCTACTCTGGCTTGAAATTGTGATTCCATTGACCGTTGTTTGTCCAACTATCTCATCTTCTATCCGCGAGTACAGTTTAAGATAATTCTCAAATCCACTCAATGGAGATATCCAGCCTTGCTCAACGTCCTCTGCATAAATAGTCCTCAACTCACCAATAGATTTCTTTGCAGGAGGGTTATTGTACACATTTTCAAGCTCTGTGTCAATGCCTATTTTTTTTCTTTCTTCAAGTAGTTCCTGATTAACCTCTTCCCACTGGTTTTTCGTCCAGTCTGTTTGAATTGTTGTTTTCTTTTCAGTGGTATATGTTATTTCGCACGCACACCCTGGGTGCCGTTGAAACACTCCAATTTCATATGCCTCAGCAAGGGTAATATTTGTACACTCCCGATCAATGCAGAATTGGCAATCTCTTCTCCCGCTTAGACCAACGTCATCATACGTTCTGGATACTCGGACTTCGAGTCCTGCACCGCTTGCCTTTTCTGCGTTTTTCTTTTGGGAATCATCATATACTTTTCGAGATATTGTCCCAACAATATTCGCAAGCCCCGATAGTATTTTAGCCCAGTCCATCCTCGAAGCTCCTTTGCGAAATCTCTCTGACTAGCTCATCCTCTTTATGGATGTCATAATCAGGGCTTACAGCTTTCAATCCAACACCAGCCCTTTCATACTGCGCATTTAGCATCTTGACTGCAATTCCAGTTACAAGCTTGTGATTCTCACGCAGAATCGGCGAAACGATCTGGCGAACATTATCCTCTGAAGCATGACCGTTTGGGAAATCCTCTAATAATTGCTTCGCCATGCACTCGCCAGCAACCTTTCCATATTCCCCGGTTAGTCGATTCATTTCCTTTGAGGAAATAGATCCATTATTGACCTTTTTGCCAAGTGCCCTGATTGTAGGATTCGCCATCAGAGCTTTTCCATACTCAGTCATTTCAAATACCCGTTAACTCTTTCAGCTTTACTTCATCAAAATAGTCCGGGAACGCCGTCTGAATCTTCTGCACTGCATCACCTACACCTGATAACAAAGATGCATCAGGCTCAAAAATTGGCATCCATTTTGGTATTGTTTCATATAATTGCTTTCGGAGATATGGATATTGATCGCGAACACATGCTGCAAGGTAACCCGCATTGAGTAAGCCTACACCAAAAATACGTTGTGCCTTCCTTGCAGTAAGCCGGAGTATCTCATGACTTGCCCTTATTGCCTCTGCGCTAGAAGGGTTAACAGACGGAAAACCAAGGTCGTCAAGCGTCAGGCCTGCTTCTCCGGCAAACAAACCCGCCAGCATCCGCAGTTGCTCTGTATGCGGTGCCATACTCTGCTGACTGAAAGACCCGACTGTCGGAACGTTGCCGTCATCATCACGATCGATCCTGAGCATTGCAGACATGGTAGCTCTCCAGCCTTCCATTTCTTCAGCGTCCTCATTCATGCCGAGCACATACTTCTGCGGATAGGAATAGAATTCTGCGGAGATCTCTGATCTTTTGATCGTTCTGACCGCGGAACCGACAATGTCCATGCACGCGCGGCTGATCCTGGAATGCCCGAAAGGACGTACAGCGTCCGGTCTGTAGATCATCGGAACCAGCAGCGGATACGGCGCGTCGTTCGGCACTACACGCTCATTCCCGTTCATGTCGTTGATGATTGTCTTTCCCGGAATAAAATAAGCTTCGACCAGCGGGTTGTCGTTCTCGTCGAACTCTAACACAGCATAGCCTTCCTTCAGCATATAGGTCACGGGATCAATAATGCCGGTTGCATGTCTTCCGTCAATTACTCGCATCATCGGGAAGCCGTCTTCGTCTGCCGTGATGTAAATAAAAGAACAGGAACTGATCAGTGCACCCAGGATGGAGCTGTCGATCAGGATGTCGCGGTTGTTGGAATTGTAGATCTGTTCCAGATTGAATAGATCGTTTTCAAACTCATTGAAAGCCAGCCGGTCTGCAAGACTATCCACCGACTTCGCGCACCATCCGAGCACGCCCATCCAGTTCCGGAGCGCCGGCGGCGTTGAGATGTGAAAGTCCTTCGCCAGATACTTCATTTCGTAATGTTTGTAACGAAGCTTTACGCGGACCTTTTTCTGGGCAAGCTTATTTTTTAAGTAATCTTTCCCCTTGAATTCTTCTGGCATTTCATTTACCTCTTAAATCTGAGATCTGGTTCTCTTTGGAAGGATATGCTACCTTCGCGCCAATAGTTATAATAATAAAGCGGCATGTCCAATGTTCTGATAAACAAGGCCTTCCGCATCATCTCGATATGAAAATACAAATCATCCGGATATGTGTCCGGAAATCTCGTGGATCCAATCGCGGCCCTACGCCAGCACTTGTTCCATGGCGCCGGCCAGAAGCCTCCGCCCTCCCTGTTCGGAGAGGTGTATCCGCGGCCTTTCCATATGAAGCCGAAACAAAGCAGATCTTCATCACGCAGGATGCCGTTCAGCTGGTCAAGGACATATTCATGCAGCCACCAGTCATCGTCGTCCATGAAAAGGATCCAGTCACCTTCTGCCATGTCAATTCCTACGCTCCGAGACGGACCCGGATTGTGAAAGTTCACTTCTTTGACTCTTGCGCCATACTCTGCTGCGATCTCCGCGGTGTTATCTTCGCAGGAATCGCACACAACAATCAGCTCGTAATCCGTGAACGTCTGTGCTTTTATGGAATCAAGTGCCTTCCGTATGTACCAAGCCGCATTATATGCCGGTATGATTATGCTGAATTTCATTCAATACCTCAGCGATTGCTTTGCACCGTTCTTTTAGACGGTCAAAGTCCTGCTTTAATGAGTCCCGGAAGTAATCAAAGTCGGTCCTGCACTCTTCATAGTGTTCCAGGACATACCGCATTTTTCTGATGATTGCCCAAATGTGACCAGGCTTACTCTCAAACTTGTAATCATGCGGGAAGTCATCATAGTATCCAGCGGATCCGATCTTACTAGTGATGATGCAGCACCCACACAGGACAGCTTCACGCGGTATCCTCTCGCGTCCAGGGAACTCGCCGAAGTCGATGTACAGCTTGCTGCTGCGCATGGCTTCAATAACTTGCTGGCGCGTCATGTTCTGGATTGGCTTGAACTGTATCCCGCTGCACTCCTTCATCAGCGTGGTCATGAACGGTGTCGCCTTCGCCGGGTTGTACAGAACAACGTTGCTGCGCTCGGTCTCTTTGTAATCTGCGTAGAAATCGGCGTTCAAGACGTCCGTCAGCTTCATGATGTTCTTGACACCAAGCTTCTGCAAGAAGTCAAATGCATATTCAGACTGCGCAATGTGAAGGATCTCTCTGTCATTCAGGAAGTCTCCTCTGGCAGCAGGCTGCGTCCATCCGGCGTAAGCATCTACACCGAGCCAGTAGATCGCTCTGATACAGCCTTTAAAGTCCATGACATTGTTCGCCCAAATCTCTGGAGCTACAATTACGCCGTCATATCCTTCCGGCATCTCTGTCACATACTCGCAATTATAAGATGCGAACGCTGGCGGACTCGGCTTGGTGCCCTGGACCTCCCAGTACCATATCCTGGCATATGCTCCGCCCAGCTTATTCAGTTCACATACAAATTCATGCAGCGCTTCGGTCCCGCCGGTCGCAACATGCGCAGGACATATCACCAAAACATCCATCGTGATCTACCGTGTGTTTTTTTGTGCAGTAACAGCGGGCGGATTGGCAGCCGGGGTGGTGGCGGGGTCATGCCCCCCTATATGACTTCCAATCGCAATGCAGCTCCAGACGATCATTGGGCACCAGGGCGTCAGTTGGGGCGGGGGGTCGTTTTTCAGCCCCAGACAGGTCCCCTTTAGCCCTATTACAACATCTATGAGCAAGCTGAAGGTTTGATATATCAGTCGGGTGGCCGCCCTTGCTGACAGGAATAATGTGGTCAACGGATGGCGACAATGGATGCGGCGGCTTGTATGAGAAGTCCACAGGCTTGCCGCATATCCCGCAGATCGTTTGTGTTGCCAGGATCTTCTTCCGTGCAGCTTCGTATGCGCCGCGGTTGCCTGGCTGCCTGTCGGGTCTGATGTTCTTCATTGCTCTGTAAAACAAAACAGACCGCTTACTGCGGCCCGCTTTGTACGTATCATTCTAGACTTTATATGCATTCATTATTCTGCACGAAAAAAGCCGCCCGTTTAAGCTTCGGACGGCTTCTGTTCTGTTTCGTCAGCTATACTATAACACAGACGAAAAATAAAAACAGGGAACAATAGGGAACACTTTTCAGTTTTTGCTTATAAATTCCTCCATAAGCAGCGTGATCTGCTGAGCTTGAGATACGCCGGCTCGCGCACATGCTTCAGCGAATCTTTCAGCAATATCGCCTTTCAGCTTAAATGCTTTGACTTTGTACCCTACTTTTTTCTGGTATCTGTCGGTTGCCTTTGTCTGTGTGTTTGGATTACCTTTAGGCATTACCATCACCCCTGTTCTGGCTCCTCCAGATAGCAACAATTACAGCAACCACAATTGCAACAATAACAGCTTTGCTCATATTGATTTAAGATGGACATTGTGATATTTTGGTTTTTAGGGAGGAGGGCTTTCGCCCTCGCCCCCTCTGCTGGTTCAGTCTCCGAGCCACTTGACGATGAGTCCGGCGATTGTTCCTGCGACCGCTCCGGCGATAATGTTTTCAAGCATCCGCTGGAGCATTTTCTTTGCTTTCTTTTTGTCCATCTCTATTCCCTCCTTTCAATTGTAGTATAACATAGGGTTAACACTATGTCAAGACTTTTCATCAAATTCTTTTGAATACTTTTCAGAAAAAGCAAGGAGGGCTTTTTTATGGAGTTTATTGATACCACGATAAGAATATCTGAGGCCACCGCTTCGCGCAATATCGCTCAAGCGATTATTAAGGACATATCGTTTATAGAGCAGCTGCGCATATAATGGATTTTCCAATCGTCCAATCTGGTCAATAATTGTATCCTTCAGCTGTACATATCTGTTAATTTCTCTCTCAAGCTCTATTTCCAAATCTATCATCCGATCTACTTCTTCAGGCATACCTGGTTTCGGAGAAGTTTGCACTCGCTCTTTATCATACCGGAGTCCGTTTGAAAAAGACACAAGACCACGGAGTTCTTGCAACTGCTCCGTCTTTGCTTCAATCCGTATTTTTAATCGATAAATTTGATTTAAATATTCTTTTGCTGTCATTTTTTCACTATAAACTTGCTACATAGTTATAACTAACTTGTTACCGATCGGGGCAGGAGGATTTGAACCTCCGACATCCGGCTTATAAGGCCGACGCTCTAACCGCTGAGCTATACCCCGTGTGCAGTTTCCCGCTTAGATTGAACGCTTGCTTACTCGTTGCCGTATCCATGGCTTGGCAATGGGCAAACGCTTTTCAGCGTGGCGTCTTTTGTTTTCGATGAGCGTCACTGCTCCGTACTCACCGCTCCGGGCGCTACCCGGCCTCTGCTGTGGGCAGGGATTTGCACCCTGCATGGACTTCTGCACACGACGTCGCACCAATTTTTCAGGGACTGTGGATTTTCCATTTCTGGCCCTATGTGCAGATTGATTGGTGGAGGCATCCTATCAGCTTTACCGACGTTCCCAAGAGCCTACAACACGCACCATTTCCTATACCAGCTATTAGCGTCTACCTATTCCGCCACCACAGCGGCATCCGGGAGGCTTGCCATCGCCATCGATGTTGTCAAAGAGATTTACCTCTCTTGTGATTTATTGCCTCATCCGCCCGGCTCGGTTTTGGCCTTATCCAAACAGCACCATGCTTATGCGGTCTAAAAGCATCGCAAGCTTCTCCGCTTTTTCCATTATCATGTCCACCTGGTCTGTCATGCAGTCCGGCACACGCTCCGCTGTGTTATTCACAGCCTCCGGCTCTATGACCAGACTCCTTGCTATCTGCTCAGCCTTATCAACTGCTATACTCTGGCACTTGAAGATTTCATTCAGCCTATCCCTAATGTTCCCTCTTTGGATTTCACGCTCATTCATTTTTT